GATCAGTAGTAAGGGTTGGAAGACAAGTTCCCTTTGGGTACAGCCAAGACCCTGATGATGTAGATATACTAAGACCAATACCAGATGAACTAGAACTACTTGAAACAGCAAAGAAATACCTCAAGCAGTATAGTTATAGAGATGTTTCAGCTTGGTTAAGCGAACAATCAGGAAGATACATCTCCCATGTGGGATTAATGAAAAGAGTTAAAATTGAGCGAAAACGTAAGAGAGAAGCTTCAATCCAGCGTCACCTCGCTGAAAAATACAAAGCGGCCCTTGAAAAAGCGCAAAAGCTTGAAAAAGAAAGACTTGGAGGAAAAGACCTCAAGTCCGTTGCAAGTGACACAGACAGAAGAGTTGCATAAAGAAGATATAATCTTCAAACCTAACCCCGGCCCACAGACAGATTTTTTAGCTTCTACACAACAAGAGGTACTATATGGTGGATCAGCAGGTGGTGGTAAAAGTTATAGTTTAATTGCTGATCCAGTTAGATACTTTAGTAATCCTAACGCAAGTATGTTGTTAGTAAGACGTAGTACAGAAGAACTAAGAGAACTTATCTCAGTATCTAAACAGCTATATCCAAAAGCTGTACCGGGAATTAAGTTTATGGAACGTGATAAGACTTGGGTAGCACCGTCAGGCGCAACACTTTGGATGTCCTACCTTGACAGAGATGATGACGTTATGAGGTATCAGGGTCAGGCTTTTAGTTGGATTGGTTTTGACGAGCTAACTCAATGGCCTAGCCCTTACCCTTGGAATTATATGAGGAGTCGCTTGAGGACTACTAAAGATAGTGGACTTCCTTTGTACATGAGAGCAACAAGTAACCCCGGAGGTCCGGGTCACCAATGGGTTAAAAAAACTTTTATTGATCCTAGCACACCTAACAAAGCTTTCTGGGCTACAGACATTGATTCAGGTGAAGTAGTAACTTGGCCTAAAGGACACAGTAGGCAGGGAGAACCTCTTTTTAAACGCAGGTTTATTCCCGCTACTTTATTTGATAATCCTTACCTAGCAGACGATGGTATGTATGAAGCTAACCTTCTGTCGTTACCTGAGCATCAGCGTAGGCAATTGCTAGAAGGTGATTGGGATATTAATGAAGGGGCAGCATTCCCAGAGTTTAATCGTAAGATACATGTAGTAGAGCCTTTTGATATTCCTAACAGTTGGGTAAGATTTAGAGCTTGTGACTATGGGTACGGTTCTTACTCAGGTGTTGTGTGGATAGCAATAAGCCCATCCGAACAATTAATTGTATATAGGGAAATGTATGTAAGTAAAGTTATTGCTACTGATCTTGCTGACATGATATTAGACGTAGAACAAGAAGAGAAAATAAGGTATGGAGTACTTGACTCTTCTTTATGGCACAATCGTGGTGACACTGGCCCTAGCCTAGCAGAACAGATGATTAGAAAAGGTTGCCGTTGGAGGCCATCAGATAGATCAAAAGGTTCCCGTGTATCTGGTAAGAACGAGTTACACAGGCGATTACAAGTAGATGAGTTTACAGAAGAACCTAGACTTGTTATTTTTGACAACTGTAAAAATTTAATTTCTCAACTACCTTCTTTACCATTAGATAAAAATAATCCTGAAGATGTTAATACTAATGCTGAAGACCACCTATACGATGCTTTACGATACGGAATTATGACAAGGCCACGAAGTAGCTTGTTTGATTTCAATCCCGCAACTAGTTCAGGATTTCAAGTAAGTGATCCTACTTTTGGATATTAAGGAAATAATATGGAAGAAGACTTTGAAGAGACTATGGACTCAGTGCAGTCTCAAGCTTTAGATGATACAGAAGAAAACTCTTATGATGATCCTATTGCAGGGACTATTGTTGCATTAGTTAAAAATAAATTTTCTAAAGCTTCTACAGCTAGGGACACAGAAGAACGTAGGTGGATTCAAGCTTACCGAAACTACCGTGGTTTGTATGGCCCTGATGTACAATTTACTTCAACAGAAAAATCCAGAGTCTTTGTAAAAGTAACTAAAACAAAAGTACTTGCTGCTTATGGACAGATTGTTGAAGTTCTCTTTGGCAATAATAAATTTCCTATTACTATTGAGCCTACTACTTTACCAGAGGGTGTAGCAAGTTCAGTTCATTTTGAAACCGAAAAGACACTTCAAGAAGCTGAAGCTGATGAAGGCAGTAATAAACTTCTTCCGGGCGAAACATTACCTCAGTTTCAAGAACGTGTTGGATCACTTAAAGACAAACTAGAACCTGTAATGGATATTCTTAAAGAAGGTCCGGGCAGAACACCTACCTCAATAACTATACACCCTGCAATGATAGCAGCAAAGAAAATGGAAAAGAAAATCCATGATCAACTAGATGAGTCAAATGCAAATAAGCAACTGCGTGTTGCTGCTTTTGAATGTGCATTATTTGGTACGGGGGTTATGAAGGGTCCATTTGCAATAGATAAAGAATACCCTAACTGGTCTGACACTGGTGAGTATACACCAACTATAAAAACTATACCTCAAACTTCTTCTGTATCTATTTGGAATTTTTATCCTGATCCAGATGCAATAAACATGGATGAAGCTGAGTACATTATTGAACGTCATAAAATGTCACGTTCACAAATTAGAGCTTTAAAAAATCGACCTTTCTTTCGTTCTAACTCCATTGATATTTCTATCTCTATGGGAGAGTCCTACACTAAAGAGTGGTGGGAACAGGCTATGGAAGATGATGCCAATGAAGCAAGCTCAGAACGTTACGAAGTCTTAGAGTTCTGGGGTAATGTAGATACAGAAATTCTTGAAGATCATGATATTGATATACCTAAAGAACTAAAAGATTTTGATCAAGTTAGTGTAAACATTTGGGTTTGTAATCATCAAGTACTACGTCTTGTAATGAATCCCTTTACTCCTTCTTTAATTCCTTACTATGCAGTGCCTTATGAAATTAACCCTTATAATATTTTTGGTGTTGGTTTAGCTGAAAACATGGATGATACTCAAACTTTGATGAATGGCTTTATGCGCATGGCTGTTGACAATGCTGCATTATCTGGTAATATGTTAATTGAAGTAGATGAAACAAACTTAGTGCCGGGGCAAGACCTATCAGTATATCCCGGTAAAGTCTTTAGGCGTCAAGGCGGCGCTCCGGGTCAGGCAATATTTGGAACTAAGTTCCCTAACGTATCTAATGAGAACATGCAGATGTTTGATAAGGCACGTGTATTGTCGGATGAGTCAACAGGCTTTCCATCCTTTGCACACGGTCAGACAGGCGTATCTGGTGTAGGACGTACCGCTTCTGGTATATCTATGCTTATGTCTGCAGCTAATGGTAGTATTCGTAACGTTGTTAAAAACGTAGATGATTACTTACTAGGCCCAATGGCAAAAGCTTTTTATAATTTTAACATGCAGTTTGACTTTGATGAAGAAATCAAAGGAGACTTGGAGGTAAAAGCACGTGGTACAGAAAGCCTTATGGCAAATGAAGTCCGTAGTCAAAGACTTATGCAATTTTTACAAGTTGTACAAAATCCTATACTCGCACCTTTTGCAAGAATGGATTATATTATCCGTGAAATTTGTAAGTCTATGGACCTTGATCCAGATAAGCTAGTCAACTCTTTATCAGACGCAGCAATACAAGCTGAGATACTTAAAAAGTTTCAAGAGGCAAACCCACCCCCAGCACCAGAACAAGGTGCTGCACCCCAAGTAGGGCCAGACGGACAACCACTACCACCACAGGCTGGCCCTGCAGGCGCTCAGGCAGCAGATACACAAGGAAGCGGTGGAGGTACTATAGGTACTGGTTCCGTGCCTACACCGGGAGAACAGGGCTTCTCAGGCAATACTGGACAAGGAGCTATACAGTGAGTTTAAAACCTTTGGTAAATGATAAAACTTTATGGGATTCTTTTTTATCTGAACTAGAGCTTAGGCTGTCTGCTGTACACAATCAAATGGAACAAACACTTGATGCAGAAAGTCTTTACAGATTACAAGGTCAAGCTTTTGCACTTCGTAAACTAAAACAACTTAGGGATAAAGTTAATGGTTAGTCAAACAGAAGAAGCTTTTAATGTTACCCCTGACCCAAGGTTTATAGGTGTACCACAACCTAGAGGTGTTAAAGATAGCCCAAGGTTATCTGATAGCCTAGTCTCAAGACAAACAGATGAGTCAGAGTTTCCAAAGTTAATTAAAGAAAAAACTCAACTTTTTGACCCAATCAAAAATCCTGAGACTAAAGTAGACCCTGATCTTTCAGAAGAAGATAATCAAACTAATCCTATTGCAACTTCTTTGTTTCCAAGGGCTAGACCTGAAAGTTTTAATACTGATAAGATAAGCCCTATAACTGCTATAATTAATTATGGGTATTTGCTTGCAAAACAAAAAATAAAGGGAGTGTCAAAGATAGTCACAGGGTTAGATGAAAATAACCCAGAACAAAAAGCAGCTTTTAAAGGCATGTTTGAAAATGCTTTAGGTGAAGGAGCAGACTATGATGCTAGAAAAACGGCTTGGTGTGCTACATTTGTACATCATATTTTAACTAGATTAGGTGCAGATGTTTTAAATCCTAATGCTAAACGTGGTTCAGAGAAAAGATTTGATAGAACAAGAGCAGATAAATATAGAGACTATGGCACTAAAGTTGAAGACTATGCAGATATTAAAGAAGGTGATTTAATACTAATTGACTTTCAGTCACCGGGAGAAGATGGTTATGGTATAGTAGATCATATTGGTTTTTATGCTGGTACTAGAATTGAAGAACCTGCAATAAATGGTTACATAAATGTTGTAGGTGGTAATCAAGGTGGTGATGGAAATCTAAGTGATGCTAGAGATAGAGACTTAGGTGGCGCAGTTACAATTAGATCCAATACTTATCAAATGAAGAATGTAGTTGCAATACGAAGAATTACTTATGATGATATTACCTTGGAACTTAATGGAGAGTTATTAAAAGATAATCCTGAATTTGAACAATTTGTACCTACAAAATATCATGTCCCTCAAACTAAACAAAAACCAGTGGGTTTTTATGATTACAGAGTAAAATATGAAGATGGCGAAACTAAACCAGCGGATTATAATCAAGGGGGTTTAGCTTCAGTTGATGATCAAATGGAAATATTTAATACAGAACCTGTAGCTGGTACAGGTGACAACACAGAAGTAAATGAAGATGGATTTCTTGATACAGCATTTGAGAACGCAAGTACTCCTTTAGCAGAAGCAAGAGAACTCTTTTTAACTGCTGGTAGCGGTGCTGTGTTTGATACGTTAAAAACTAAAGATGATCCTAGACTAATACACGCACTTGCAAGAGTTAATGATTACATTGCAGGTACGGGTTATGCTGGATATAAAACAGGTGAAGCAGCAGTAGGTTTTGTTTTAGGAGCTATTGCTGATTTTATAGGTCAGGATAAAGGTGAACCACTCTATGACACTTTAGGTGCTGGAGGGATTAACATGTTAGGCGGTGAAGACCAAGCAAATAATATGTTAAGAGCATTACCAGAAGCTTTTGCTGGTTCTGCAGGTACAAGGTCAATAACAGTACTTGATGATGCTCTTGATAGTTTACCTCAAGCTGTTTCAATGTTAAAAAATGGATTACCTTTAGTAGCAGCAGATTTAAAAGGTTCACTTAGAGCTTTATCTGTTGGAGACTTATCTTTTTTAAAAGAAAGTAAAAACCCCCCTACAAGCCTTAGTGCCGCTGTTGTTGGAGGTAACAATGAATTACCTACTGATATACCTACCTTACCTAAAGGACAAGTAGCTCCTTTAGTTAGAGGTAGTGGTGAAGGTAGGAACGAGGATTTTTACAGTCCTCTACTTGCAAATATAGATAATTTAGCTATTGGCTCAGAAGGTATGCTTGGAAGTAACATTATAAAGTTTCTTCAAAAGAGAGCTTCTAACCTTAATACTACAGAACTTAATTGGTCGCAGTTACTTTACCCCGGAAGAAGGATAAATGATCCTAATGCACCAAAGAATAATATTCCAGACACGATCCCTTATAATCCTATGGTTGCTCTTATGCATACTGGTGAAACTAGGGTAAGAGGTTTAGGTATAGACCCAACACGTAGATACACAAAAGCAGAGATACAAAAATTAGCTAAAGAGAACGTACCTCAGATTAGAATACAAACTATAAGAGGCGGTCAGCAACAAGGACAAAAAATAAAAGTTAAATATGACGAGGTACAAAGAGTCCCAGTACTTATTGGAGAAAATCTTACTCCAAATGCAATTGAAAAATTAATTTATGATAGAGGTGATTACCAAACTTGGGCGCAAGCTGTAATAGATAATAATGGTCATTTTAGTCAATCTCAGATAGACGATGCGTTAGACGCATTTGACAGCGTTAGTGACTTTCATTTTAATAGTTTAGCAAATGGAGTTAATAATAAAACTTTTGTTGAAATAGGAATGGAAGATGACTATGTAGAAATATTTATAAAGAATGATAATCCTTTAGGTAATAAATATCGTTCAGCAAAAGCTCATTTTCCTGAGCATCCTGATGGAGAAAATATAGTGTCTCACACTAGAGGGGCTTTTTATACATTACCTAACGGTAAAAAAATATTTGTTGCAGAAGAATTTCAAAGCGATGCAATTCAGGGAGATGGGGGTAGAATTGCTACACCAGAAACTACCCTTGAAGTAAAAGATTATTTAAGAGAAAAAGAATTATTTAAGCCACTACCAGTACCAAAACTTGGTTCAGCGGAAAATGAAGAAGTACTATACAAAAACTTATCTGACTTAGTACAAAAAAATGTTGATGACATCAACGTTCTTCCAAGCGATAGATTTAATAGATTTGCTGATATTGAAACAGATGACCCATTTGCATTACAAAAACAAGCAGAAGCATTAGAAAAACTATCTTCTGATGCAAATAAAGCCAGAAGAATTTTTGACACTAGTAGAGAAGAAGGTAATGATCTTGTAGATTCTACAAATAAAGTTTTACAGTACTTAACAAATAAGTATGAAAGATTTGGTATATCATTAAATTCTTTAGAAAGACGTGGAGGTTCATACGCAACTCAATCTGAAGCAGAAGAAAATGTAAATACAATAATAACTAATTTTCTTGGGGATGTAATTTATACTAAAGGTGTTATGAGAAGAAGTGGTCTTTTTGATACTGTATCAGATATAATTTCTAATGTTGTTAGGAAGCCAATAGAACCCACTTTAGACCTTTCACCAGCAAAACTTGGAGAAACAGTAAGGCTTAGTATACTATCCTCAATGAAAGTTGCTAAAGCAAATGGCACACAAACTATAGTTGTACCACCTTTAGAAGACCTTTTAAAAAATCATGACTCAAATAGAGTTAAAGCCTTTACGGCAACATATGTAGATTCAGTATTAAAAACTTTAAAAACTTTAAAATCAGAAACAAATAATAAAGTTTCTTTTAGAGTAGGTAAGTTAGATGGACTAGAGTTTGAAAGTCAAAAAGGTTATATGATAATTAATTTTGATGATTTAGATTTACCAGAGAACTCACAAATAAGATTTGCCGAAGGGGGCGTAGTAAGACCAATGGAACAAGAATTAGAAATGCAGAACATGTTACAAGAGGGTGGCATTAGAGATGATGGCATGAATGTAGACCCTGTGTCAGGCAATGAAATACCTTCAGGTTCTCTTGCTAAAGAAGTACGTGATGACATTCCAGCACAATTATCTGAGGGTGAGTATGTAGTACCTGCTGATGTTGTTCGGTTCTTTGGTGTAAAGTTTTTTGAAGATTTACGTATGGAAGCAAAACAGGGCTTGCAAGCTATGGAAGAAAATGGTAGGATAGGTGGAGAACCTATTCCTGTTGGAAATCAAATACCTACTAATCAAAATCAAATGCCTGTTAATCAAAATCAAATATCAGATGCTGATGTTGCAGAGATAGAAAAAATGCTTTCAACTCAGGGTATGGCTGCAGGTGGACTAGCTCAAGGCGGCATGATTGATAGGCTTGTTAATATTGCTAAGACAGACCCTATGGTTAATGAACGTATGGCTGCTGGTGGTATGCCAATCAAAATGGCAGTAGGTGGTGATGTAGGTCAACGAACTCAAACAAGTAGTTTGTACAGTGACCCTAAAAAGATAGATGACATTATTGCAAAAATTTCTAGTGCTGCATCTCAGAACCCACAGTTAATGAGGATGTTAGGAGAACGTGGTATAAGTGTTCCTACTACTGTCGCAACAAAAACACCTCAACAAATACAAGAAGAAAATAAACCTCAAGAAACTTTGATGCCAATAGTAGGTGCTAATACTGGTCCAGACATGGGTAGCTATAGTATAAATGATATTACACAACCTGCAAATATTTCTAGTAATTACCTTACTCCCGGTCTTATGACTCAAGCAGCTTCAGCAGTACCTGCTGTTACAACACCTGCTGTTACAACACCAGAGGTTCAACCTGAATCAACAGTAGGCGGTTACGATCCAAATCCTTTACCACTCTGTCCTATAGGTCAAGTACGTGATCATAATAATAAGTGTGTACCTATTCAAGACTATGATGGCAGTAGAGAAGATGAAGATGATCCATTTAGGGGTGGAGAAGGGCAAGCAGTAGGAAAGCCTTGGTATGAAGATGCAAATTTTAATGATTATGATGAACTAGATAATTTTATATCTGGTAAACTTAAACCTTCTAAACGTCAAACAGGACTTGGTAATATAGTTTCAAATATGCCAATAGTAAGATTTTTTAGTGAAGGCGCTAAGTATAATAATATTTCACAATCATATGCTGCAGCAAAACTTGCATATGATGCAAAACAAATTAGTAAAGACGATTATGATAGACATATTTCTAACATAGAAGGCTATATAAAAAATGAAAATTTAAATCAAGAAACTGCAGATAGTTTCTTCCAAGGTGATATTAGATCAAAGGCTGTAAAAAGAAGGTTTGCAGGTGAAGATGGCAAATGGAGTGCTAAAGAGTGGCGCAACTTTACTAATTCATCAACAGCCAGCCCTAAAGTTGATAGTTCAGGAAGAAGTAAACCTGCTCCAGAAACCCCTGCTCAAACTGATACTCGTAGGACAATTGCACAAAATTTACAATCTAGTAATAATAAAGATCAAGGTTTAAATGACGCAGAAAAATTTGCTCGAGATAACCAAGAAAGAATTAAAGCGTCTAAATCATCTGTTGATACATCAGGGCCTGCAAGAACTACAAGCAGCGGTGTAAATATATCTGGTGCTCAACAAAAAGCAGGCACTGGCGTTGGTTCTGGGCGGGGCGGAAGAAATGTTGCAGCAGGGCCAATGAACAAAGGCGGCTTGATGAAGCGAAAGAAGAAAAAGTAAATACTAGTAACGATAAGGCTACCCAGCAATGATGCTGGCCCCAACATAAGGACTAACTAAATGACTGAACTAAATACAATT